TATTTGACATACCTAGATTATAACCTTTCTTAGGTAGCATATCAAACTCACCGGGTAAAAAAGCAGGTTGTGACCAAGGTGAAAAACAAGAGTATTCACCATCTATATATTTGTATCTAAAGGCAAATCTAGGAAACTTAAACTCAAACAAAGGTTCAGCTTGCTCTAATACGACGTACCAACTAGTGTCTGCTGTGCTTATATCTTGTTCATCTATAGCTAAAACATTAACGTTAAATACGCTTGTTAAAGTGTCTCCAGTAGAGTAAGAATCCACACCATCATTTGGTGCTTCTATCACCGCTCTTACATCGTAGTCAACAATATCAGTTTGTGGATTTTCGCTTAACTGTGATTTTAATAAAATAAAGTCTCCTGGTCTAAAATCTACAACAGAGTCAAAAGTCATCTCTATTGGCCCAGGAGTAGGATTACCATTGTTGTCAAAAAAATCAACACCAGTTAAAGTTGTTTCTACAGGATTGCCATCGCCGTCAGAGTTTAGTCGATCAGCCCTAACAGTTGAAGCTTTTACTATAGGAGCAAACTCAGGATTTCTTCTTATTACCAAACAGTTTTCTTTAGCAGCGTAAGCTGGCTCTATGTTTGATTCAACAATACCTTCGTGTATTATTTGTTTTATACCACCTATCTCAGCAAAAAGTCTAGTGTGAAATCTATCGTGATCACCGTCGCCAGGGTACTCTCTATTGTTACCACCTGTTCCTTTGAGAGATCTGTATAAATTTATTTTCTTTGGCTCGTGTAAGTTATCAGTATAAAATAGCATATCGTCAACTATATTTATACCTGTTATTTTTACAACGCCACCTTTAATAGTGTTGTCGTCAAACTCCAAGCAACTTCCTTGATACGGCTCAAAGTATACGGTATCACCTACAGATAAGTCGGTGGTATTGTTTAACTTTATATCTGTTGAGTCAGTAAATGAAGTTGTTCCAGCGGCAAATGTGTCTATTACGTTTTTAGGATACGCAAGGCCAGCTCCAGACTTACTCATTAACATGTGCTTTCTTATAGCGTCATGATGTGTGCTAATTGATATATGAGTGTCGTTTTTAGCTGTTATTGTATCTGCAACTTTTATTATATCTACAAAAACATACTTAAAAACCTTTGTTGATACGTTATAACTTATTATATAGTTTTTATGTGTGTACGGCGCTGTTCTAGGTCTAGGCCCTTTAACTAAATAATATATAGTGTCGTTTTCACCGTCTGTTATAGAAGTTATAACTTTAGAATCTGCTGGAACTATGTTTTGAGAGAGCTCCGAGTTACCTAGCATTGTCTCTAAGGCACCTATTTCACCTGTTTCAGATGTAGATACTTGAACGTTTAAAGCGTCCTTGTACTCACCTTTAGCAGTAAGCCTCTCGTCCATGTCTTTATTCATCTTGGACCCAGCGAAGTTTCTTTTGTATTCAGCCATTTACTAGTGTTTGATTTGCTTAGACTTACCTCTAAGTATTTGTGTAATCTCTTCTAACTTAATGTTAGATAGTCTTAGCTTAGCAGTTCTTTTAGCTGCAAAAGCTTCTCTTTTATATCTTTGTACTAAACCTTCTGGGGTGTTAGCTCTAGTTGCTAGCACAGCGTGAGCTATGTATTTGTACATTGCTTCTTCAGCAAACTTATGTACTTTCATTTCAGCATCAGTACCTAGACTATCACTAATGTATTCTAGTACTAAAGTTTTACCTTGTAGCACAGAGGAGAAGTGTATTGTTCCTTTTGACTCATCTATAAAATACGTTCCGTTAGCTTGAGCAACTTCAGGGGTAATGCCGTATCTAGTGCCGTCGTGGTTGTAAAAAAAGTCGTCTTCTGGATTAATACTACCACTAGCGCTTGTAGCTGTTCCGCTAGTAAAAGATGCTAAGCTATCAGAAGTAGTATCGTAAACTATATTTTTGTCAGCATCTTGAGTATAAAACGGCGCTGTACCAGGGGTTGCTGTTTGCTGTGGATTAGTAGGATTAGAAGCTCTTGATGTTGGGTATATAACTCTTTTAACTCCACCATCATCTGTCCAAGAAAGCTTAACATAGTTAACGTAATCCCTAGGCACAACTAAAGATAAAGTGTTTGGCACTGTTATTTCCCAGTCTTTAGTAGACTTAAACACATCAAAGCTCATTTCCTGCAAAGCTCGCTGAGCATGAAAAGCTACATCTGTTCTTTTTACTTTACTTATTATTTTATCTTCACCAACGTAAGCTATTATAAATTGATTTATAACATCTTCTAAGCTAGTAAATTGATAGCCACCATACTCTGATGAGCTACTGTAGTAATCGTTATCTGTACCTGTTAATAAACCCATTTATTATTTTTTATGCGTTGCCGCTATTTGCATTTCTTCGTTAGCCGCTATCTGCGCTAATCCTGGTTTGTTTATAACAACACCCGCTAGCTCTAATATTCTTATAACTAAATATGTTTCTTCTGAAGGGTGTAGTTCAAAGTGTGTAGACCCAGTAGCGTTGTATAATGCCTTTTCACTAACAACAACATAATCCCATTGAGCTGTGCTAGGCTTTCTAACATAATTACACGTTACGCCACTTGTTATAGTCTCAGGATAAACGTTTACGGCGTTTAAATTTTTTCTTGTATATATAGGCCTTGAAGTTGTAGGCTTAGTTAATGGGGCTGCGTTAATATATCTAAGCTCGTTAGGTAGCACTTGTTCAGCCTCTTTGTTATTAACTAATAAAGTTCCAAACCTGTATAAATCTGAAGGCAAGGTATATTCAGTAGACTTCTTTTTAACAGAGATTCTACCAAATTTTACAACATGACCAGCGTTGTTTGTTGAATTATTGTATAGGTAAATTCTTGAAGCAGCACCTTGAGCTGTAAACTCAAATCTAACAACCTCGCCAGCAACAGCGTAGCCAGTCTCACTACCTAAACTACTCATACCAGCTGACTCTGTAACAGCCACTTGATATTTAGGAGCATCGGCACCACCATCTGTAACGCCTGATATGTAAGCTTCAACAACGTATTGTTGAGCAGCTACTGTAGCAACGCTTTGGTAGACGCCAACAATTAATCCTCCAGAAGATTGAGTTAATGATATAGAAGAATCGTAGTTGTTACTAGCGCCAGCTTGCTCCCAAGCTATAGTACCGCTGTCAGGGTTTGAAGTTGTCCAGCTTAATATATTTGAATCAAACTCTCCATTAGTTGTAAGTTCTGAACCACCACTATTAGCAAGCTCTACGTCTTGCATAGAGAATATTGATATTTTTTCATTTAAATTATCTAATCTATCAGCATATTCTGTATCATTACCATGACGCTCACCCATTTCATCTAGAGCATAAAAGTAATCTTCATATATAGCCATCTGCACTTGGTTGGCTAGTAAATTAAACTCTTGAGGTGTTATATAACCTCTTTGTTCTTTGTTGGCGATGGCCAAAACTCTTTGATATACCGTATCTATATTTACTGCCATTATATTTTTTTTTATAGTTTAGCAACCACCCCGAAGAGTGGCTGCTCTACTATAGGGTTAGTTACGAATTTAATCGTTTATTAATATTGGAGTATACCTCCATACCTTCATCTGTTTTAAACCATGCAGCTAAAGCAGAATACGGGTGTTCGTCAAAAGGCACTGTCATAATTTTTCTATCATTTGATCTCCATATAAAGTGACGTTGATCGTTAGATAATTTAATTATTCCAGCCTCAACAGCTTTGATACCAAAGTTTCTAAGCTGCACGTTGTCATCAGTAGTCAATTCTAAGAACAACTTAGGGTTTTTACGAGCAAATAGTAGTAGATCTCTTTTAAGCTCCTTAGAACTCAAGTCATTGACCTTAGATCCCATCTCTACTCTCATAATAGCTTCAGCTAAATCAATATCCATTTCTCTAGCTACAGTTAAAGCTTCTACTTCAAATTCTAGCCAGTCCAACTGATTTTCAGCTATAACTTCAGCTTTATGCTCATAATACAACGTGTCTTTATCTGGGTGATACAGGCTTAGTAATTTTTGCAACACAGTATCTTTTCTATCAACAAATAAAGCTCCGTTTCTAAACACTATATGAGACATACGTTGATCTCCTTTCATTTCATCTACAAAACACGTTTGTTGATTTTCGCAGTATTTTAGCTCTCTTTGAAAACCTTTTCCTTCATCAAACCAATATATGTTTGAAGACTTAATTGATCTTGATATAGGTTTTTTACTACCTTTTAAAAAATAAGTTCTATGTTTTATTTCCCAATCTGGTTTTTTTGGCTGAGGTTTTTCAATAACTACTTCAACCATTTCATTTGTAGCTTTTATTTCCGGCTGCGCTACTTCAACCTCTGGTGCAGCTTTAGCTGCGGCTTTTTTCTTTGCCATAATATAATATAATAAAAAATTAATAAAAAACTACCCCACCCGAAGGCAGGGTAGCTTAAAAAGTATTTCTACTTCATTAACATAAAGTTGTTAGCACCTTGAGTAACTAAACATCTTTCTGATAAGAAGTGAATTTGCATTGCATCTAAAGCAGATGTAGCAGCTCCAACTGAACCAGTAGTCCAAGTCTTCATTCTACGATCATCTGTTTGAGAAGCTCTGTATCGAACGTGCAAGAAAGGACGCTTAAGGTTCTTTCCTAATTGCTGATCATATACAGTTGATGTTCCAGCTGGAATAAATACTCCACGTACAGCAGAAGAACCAGCTACAAGGTTAATACCACCACGTGTAGCTAAGTCATTCAAGTAACGGAAGTCAGACTTATAGAAATCGTAAGATCCTCTACGGAATCCAGAGAAACCTAGGTTTAATGCCATTTCTTCTTCGTTGTCAAATACTCCGTAAGAAGTACCACCAGCACCGTAAGAGTTCATAGAAGCTAACATGTCATCAATAGCTAAACTAGTAGCACGATTAACAAACATCATGTTTTCTTCAATAGCACCTTGCTTATCAAACTCTGCTAAGATAGCGTCAAACTCAGCTAAATCAGAAGCAGCGTTAACACCAGTAACACCAGAAGTTACGTTACCTCTATCTTCGATAGCGTCGAATAAACCTTGAGTACCTGTCGCAGCACCGTCAGAGTTGTGAACAGCTAAATCAGCGTCGTTAGTACCAGAAGCTCTAACACCTTCAATCATTGCCATTTCTAAGTAGTCAGTGAAACGTGCTCTTGTGTCAGCTTCAGCTTTTAAGTACCACATATAACCAGACTGTCCGTTCTCAGCAGCGATTTCAATCCAACCGATTCTAGCTGTATCAGAACCTGATACTTCGTAGTAATCTTTTAAAATGATAGGCTTGTTAGAAAAAGACTTAAATACTGGTTCGTTAGCACCACGAGAGTCAGTTGAAGTTCCGTGAGAACTACCATCGTCAGCTAAAGCACCTGGATAAGAAACTCCTTTCTTAAACTCAGAACCATAAACTAATATAGTACAGTTGTCAACACCATTAGCAATAACAGAATCGTTAGCGTCATAAGGTATAACTTCTATTGTTGGAGCAGTTGCAGTAGCAACTTCAGTAACAATTCCTTTAAAAGTTTGACCAGTTCCACCAGCTACAATAACAGTATCGTGTAAACGAACACCGTGATTATAACCAGGATCTTGACCGTCCATATCTGTTAAGATTTCAATCTTACAACCTAAGTTACCGCTAATACCAGCATCGTGGTCTAGCATTGAACATTTGTAAGAAAGGTGTAATCTACCTTGTTCAGACCATACAACTTGATCAGCTGTCATAGCCTCTTCAGCGCCAACTTGTGCTAAGAAACCTGAAATAGTTCTAGGTCCGAAAACCTCAGCTTCTTTTTCCATTAGCTCTGGTAAATATTGTTGCGCCCAACCTTGATTAGCTGTCGCAAGAAAATCGAAATAATTTGAGTTTAGCGCTTGCTTCTGAGAAGTAGGTACCGAGTTCAAATTATCACCTGCAGTAATTGCCATAATAAAATGTTTTAAAGTTAAAAATTATTTTCTTTTGCTTTTAATCTTAAACTTAAAATCGGATGAGTTTTCACCTAACGCTCTTACTTTTATACCACCAGCTTCAATTTCACCGTGAGATTGTCTCGGTTCCATGTTAACGTTCTTGCTTTTCGCAACACTCTCTCTGAGCGCGTCAGCTTGGCCTTGTTCGTAAAAGTGCTTAGCAATAGCATCGGCGTTCATAGCCGTGTAGAGAGATTTGTGATAACCTTCAGCGTCTGACATCGTATTATCTTCGTTCAAAAACTTTTTGACAAAGTTGTTAATGTCGCTTTGAGTTGTTTTAACCTCTTCAGCATTTTTAACATTAAATCTATACTTTTTATCTCCGACGTTATATTCAAAACCTTTGAACTTGTCGTTAAAGACTGTGTTAGTCTTTTTTAAAAAAGTAGACTTTTGTTGTTCTGCTATTTTTGCATTCTGTTCCGATTCCTTGTTGTATCGATTAAAGAAGTCCATTGCTTTCTTTGCTTCGTCAGGAAGCTTAGATCCGCCTTTGATCTCCTCGTAATATTTAGACTTTTGCCCGTCTAAGTAGGCTTTAGCCTCGGCAACTTGCTCTTTTAAGGCTATTTTTTTTCTTCTTATTTCTTTCTCGTCGTCAATATCTTCATCAATTGAAAATGTTTCGTCCATGAGAAAGTCTCTTTCGTCTGCGTCAAGATGAGGTTTTGTCATCTTATAGTATTCTTGCAGCGCGGTTAAATTATCCATTTCATTGTAGTCTTTATTTAAGTTAACGTAATCCTCTAGCGATCCGCCAGTGTCGTTAACAAAGTCTACAACTTTTTGTATATTTTCTGGTAGCGCTTGTCCAGTCTCGTTTGACTCTTCAATAGCAGCACCTATCTCTTCTGCAACTTGCTCTACAGCTTCTTCAACTTCGTTTGTTACTTCTTGTAACACGGGAGTTTCTTCTATCGTAGGCTCTTGCTCTATCTGTTCTACCTGTTCAACTTGTTCAACCTCTTTTAATTCCTCCGTAGGTTCTTCAGTTTCAACAACAGGTGGTTGATCTAAATTTACTTTAATAACGCTATCATCATCAGCGCTATCAAACGAAGGGACTTCAACTTTAGTCACCTCTTCTTGTGGTGTAGTTTCTTCAACTACATTTTCATTTTCTTCCATAATATAAAATATAAGTTAATAGTTATCTAGGGTCAAAACCACCTAAATTAATTCCACCGTCAATTATATCATTACCTGACGACTCAAAGTTTTTAGGTGATTTATTGTTTGCTCTTTGGTCTATAAGCTCACTTTGTTGAGTAGCTTGCATTTTAGTTCTTTGGTCTTTCCTATCTTCTTTAAACATTTCTTTTCTATCAGACTGAGCTTGATCCATGTTTCTCATTTGCATGTTTAACTGGAACTCATACTCCATTAGCTTCTTTTTAACTTCAGCTTCTTTGTCTAACTCTTGAGCTTTAAATCCTGATTTTGCTTCTGCTAGTTTTATTTGAGCCTCTGTTAACGCTTGTTGCTTTTGCACCTCTGCCTGAGCGGCAACTTGTTGTGCTTGAGCGTTAGCGTCAGCTTGAGCCTTTATGTTAGCTTGCTGCGTAGCTTGATCTCTGTCTTGTTTTTTCTTTCTACGTATTTTTAATACTTGGTTTGCTAGTTTAATATTTTTTATTTCTCTAACGTCAATAGCATCTTCAAGCTCTATACTACCCTGACCTATTGCTACCTGTATATTGTTTTCTAGCATTTGCTTTTCTTCGTCATCTGGCATAAGATCTATAAATATACCAAAGTCGTACAAATGCAAGTTACTCATCTCTTCTAACGTAGCAACATTGTGAGCACCTATAGCTTGTATAAAAGCGTTTCGAGTCGGAGAGTATTCTATTATATCAGATATTCTAAGTGATAACGCTTCAGCTGTTTCTGCAGTTAAAAATAATCCAGCATCAAGTATATGTCTAGTAGCTGTATTTGAATTAGCGGCTGCCATTTTTTGTACGCCAACTAAAGATCTAGCGTCTGGAGCGTCACTTCTAGCCTCGTTTAATCCGGTTACGTCACGTATCATTTGTAAGTAATAGTTGTACGTAGCAATTAAACTTTGCATTTTATTTCCACCACTACCAGATGATATTTCTTGTATTGGTATTTTACCTGCGTTACCCTCGCCAAGCTCGTTCATTGATCTACCAATAACAGAACCTGTTTGGAAGAACATATTTAAAGCTTCTTGCGGATTATAGTTTGTACCATTACCTAAATCTATTTCAGCTAAACCATCAGCATCGAGATAAATACCATCAGGTATCATACGCGACATTACTTGCTGTAGCTTCAAGTGCGTAAGTTGTATCATATCTGCAAAACCAGTAATACGACCAACAAGCGACTCTATTTTGCCATTATACATTCTTGGCGCTACAATAGCGTAATTCATTTTAACTTTAGTAAAATCACTTTTAGGTCTAACCATATTGCTAGCTTTTTGCCACTGCAACAATATGTCTGTACCTAAAACTAATACGCCCTCATAAAGACACTCTACAGATCTTTGTAATCTTTCAAATCCTCCAGCCATATCACTAGGCGGATTAAAAGCGTCTGTTTTTTCTATTGCTCTCTGCCCACCTGATCCAGTGTCTTTTATTTTGTATACTTCGTTAGTATATGTTTTGTAGTTAAAATAAACTAAAGCAACTTTGTTATGATCATTATCATCGTTGCTTCTATATCTATTACCTGCGGATCTGTTTCTTATTGATCCGCCTTGTTTTTGTATTGTCTCTAAAGATTCTTGAGATAAATTAGGAAACTGTTTAGCTAACTCGTTAATAGGTATTTCTTTAACTTCACCAACATAGTATATATCTTCAAAGTAAGGTGAGTCAGTGTGTGAATAAACTAGATTAGCTGGATCTACGTACTCGACCTTAACACCTTCAGCCGTGTTAAAAGAAGTTTTCGTAGCAGCTATACCTAAAACAGCTAAATCGTAATAAAATCTTTTTTTAGTAAGTTCATATCTATTTCCTTCTAATAAAGTTTCTATTGCTTGCTCTTCAGCTATTTCCACAGCTTGTTTGTAGCTTAGCTGCATGTGTAACTGTAGTTCTTCTTCTGTTTCTGGTAATTTTTCTGGTGGAGTTTTAGCCAAGTCCATGTTAAACATGTTTTTAGCCATAGCGTTAAACTCTTTAGTTTTCATATCTCTAAGTATACTTTCCATATACTCAGTTCTTTTTTCAACGCCGTAAGGATCTTGAGAATAAGCTTTTATATCGTAAACTCTGTTAGCCATTCCATTTACAACTAAATCTACAAACTTAGGTATAATAGGTACGGGCTTCCAGTCTAGGTTTAAGTAGCTTAAGTCACCATTTATAGATAATTCATCTTTATACTTTTGAACAGACTGCTCTCCTCTAGCATATAATCTTAAATTATGAAAGTTATTATACGTTGAGTGGTGTCTACCGTAATATCCAGTGTCAGTGTCAAACCATTCAGATTCTATAGCTTTAGCAACCTTTAAACCGTATTCATAACTAGCTTTTTCTTCGTCACTAACCGTTTGGCTTGGAAAAGAGTTTGTACCTGTTCTATACATTTATTTTCTTTTTATTATTTCACTAAAATCACCGTCGTTGTTATACTTAGCAATACTTATATTTACTTTTTGTTTAGTTCTAATGCCAACAGGCTTATACAGATGTCTGTTACAACCCATTATAGCTAAGCCAGAACTTATAGAGGCATCGTGTTTAGTTCGTTTATTTATATCAAACTTAGCCCAATCATTTAATGTTTCGTTAAAATATGTTGTTCCATACTTACCGTCACCTAAATGACCAACGTGAGAATTTATATACATTTCAATAGCAGCAGCGTGAGCTTGCTTTATATCTTCACTAGAGTTTGGTATACCACCAATTTCTTTTTCTGCTACAGATAGTTTATTCCAAACCTTGTCAGGTCTATTCATACTAAAACCTCTATAACCTCTTCTACGCATATAATACAATAACCTAGGTTTATTGTTCTCAGCTAATATTGGCATACCATAAAACACGCAAGCCATTAGCACGTCCTCAAAAAATATCTCAGCCGTTGGTGGCCTTGATATATATTCTAAAAAAAACGTGTTAGCAGGAGCATCCTCCATACTAAACTTTGTTAATCCATGAAGAGATCCGTTGGATCCTCGACCATCAACAGTGCCGCTAATATCATAACTATCGCAGCCAAAAGCGCCCATGTGTTCATTTCCTGGATATTTTATTCCGTTCTTTATTATTACTCTATTCTGAAGATGAGCAGGTGGTACCCAGCTTACTTTAAATCTACCTTTTGGATCTGGATTAAAAACAACCTTACTATCCTTAACACCACCTATCCATTGAAAGTTACCAGACGTTACCACAGCTGAACTTCCAATACCTTCATTATAATCTATTTGCTCATATATCTTTACAAGATTAAATAAGCTATTTTTTGTTTCGTCTCTAAATGCATGCTCTGTAGTTCTAGGAAACTGACGATAAAATTCATTTAAACCGTCTTGATCGTCTTTTAAACCATCAACTTCATTTTGCCAATGATCAATTACACCTACATCTATTAATTCACCGTCGGGTCCGTATACATCATGATTTGGACTATTGAATACAGGTTGTCCGTGTTGGTCAATAAATCCTTCAAAGTTCCATTCCATTGGGATAAACAAAGAATATAAACCAGACTTTGTTTGTCCGTTACGGTTACGTCTTGTGACATCAGAATCATTATACAGTTTTTTAAAGTTATCGCCGCCTTTGTCTAAAGCATTTGACGTTGATCCCATCATACATTTACCAATAATCTTACTACCTAATCTAAGACAAGTTTTTGTTACTCGCCAGTTATTTAGTATATTATCAGGTCTTTCCCACTTACCACTTTCATCGTGTACAAGTAAAGAAAGTTTTTCACCATCATAACTGTTGTCGCCAGTGTTCTTCCAGTCAATCGTAGTGTCTAGACCTTTTATTTCTTCTAGCTTTTCGTTAGTGTCTATTTTCTTACGAGTAAACTTACTCGCTGGCACACGATACGCTAGCTCAGACTTTGGTCTATCCATACCATCTTGTATGGGCTTGAAAAAGAAAGGATAGTTTATTGATATAGGTACAACCTTGTCAGTAAACATCTTTTTAGCATCAGCTCCACTTTTAGATAGTATTCCGTATCTACTATCACTTGATATAGTAGCGAGATTAACTGTTTCCGCAGAACTCATAAAAGAAAAACCACTACGTCTATTTTTAAGGTAGCACATACCATAGCATCTACTGTCAGCTTTGCAAGCCTCCCAAAATATAAAAAACAACCTGTTAGCTTCTCTAAAGTCAGGGGCACCAACGTCAATTTTACTCCATTGAAGATACATATAGTGTGTGCCTGTTATAAATGTTGGCTTATTATTGTTATTAAACCAAAAACCTTCTTCACGCCTACGAAACTCTTCGTCTATATAATCGTGCCATTGATCTTTTTGCTCTTCTGGATAGGCTTTCCAGTCGAATATAGTTTTTATTTTTTTTAGTATACTTGGCTTTGGAAGTTGTTGCCAGGTTTTGTTTTCGTTTGAATAAACGTCTTTAGGAGGTTTAGGTAAAGCTATTTTTAAACCTTGTATTTCGTATATGTCGCCAATCTGACCATTATGAGAAAGTACAACCACGTCATGATCTTTGTCATAGCCGTACTTCCACTTTTTACCTTTGTTAAGTCTACTTACTGTAGTCTTTTTTATAGGCTCTATTATATTTACTAAATTTTGCTCGTACATTATTTAGATCTGCCTTCGGCAAAGCCCTTAAAAACTTTCTCTTCTTTCTTTTCAATACTTTTACCCTCGAGTAAAGCCTGTTCTTCTTGTATACGATTAAGTATCTCAAAGGCATCGAATATTGCGAGTTTTTTTGTAGCAGCAGCATTTTTAAGTCTATCGGCAGTAATATCATCACCACTATCAACAATAGCTTCTTTAGCCACTTTGATAAGCTCTTCAACCGCTCTATGACCAGCTTGGATTATATTCTTCTTCGTTTCCTTGATATTCATATTTAATTGTAATAAAATTTGATAAAACTCTATATAACCTTTTTCCTTCAAAAACAAACTCATACTCACTGTTGGGTCTAAAGCCTACTAAATCACCCTTATCTACAGTACCATCAGTATACTTAACTATACCAACCAGTGGTTTTTCTTGATCTGTATTATAATCGCTAGTAGCTTTTATTGGCTGAACAAAGCAAAAACCCTTAGGGCAAGTCCAACTGTCTTTTCTTTTGTATAAAAATATTTGATCCGCGTATATTATGTATGTGTCTTCGTTAAAGTAAGATCTGCTATTTTTTTCTTTACCTTTAATATCTAACCAGCGTCTAAATACGTTGTGATGCACTAACACAGTATCACCAGGTTTTATACCTAGATCATCACCTATTATAGGACAAGATACAACTTCAGCTTCTCTGTTAACATACTGATGATTAAAGTTTTCTGTGTTTACAATAAGACTTTTATCACCAACTTGTACAGAGTTGTTATATCTTTCGCCCTTAGGCTTTATAACAAAGCAATATACGCTTTTCATTAATACTCTAGATTATACTCTACAGACACCGCCATGTTTTTATTAAAGTCTTTCCATGGTAATACGTCTTTATTTTTTCTAATGTATATAGAGTACTTGTCTTCTTCCTCTATAATATCACAAATAGTGTGACCACCATACACTTCTTGTCCAACAGAATAGTGCATGGCGTCAATTTTGTAATCTTTACCTATTGTGATTTTACGAATTAGTTTGCTCATCTTCGTTATATTTAATAGTTCCGTCAGCAAGATTTACGTCTACACTTCCGTACTCTTCTTGAAACTGAGCTTGCAAGTCGCTGATAGCAGCTTGAACTTGAGATATGTTGTTGAACATTCTGTGCTTAGTAACTTCTAAGTTTCCTATTTGAGTTTCTATTCTATTGTAGCCAGTTACTAGCTTTTGTAGATTTTCTAATTGTTCTTTTGTAACTTTTTCTGCCTTAGGTTTAAGGTCAACAATTTTATCTCCTTTTGGAGTCTTTCTTTTTGCCATTTTATTTAATTTAATTAGTTAATATTATTATACGCCACATCTAGTGGATATATCATTTTCTATACTTGCTAATAGTGTAGTGTCTGTTATTGCGGTGTTGAATATAGCCATCTCAGATATATGACCTCTCCAGTTAGCAAAGTTTCCAGCTGCAGTTCCTATATCATTTACTATAAACGTATTAGCTGGGTCAGAATCATTCA